GGTCGCAACAACTACCTGCTCGTCATCGGCTGGTTCAAGAAAGTTATCAGACATTGTGTATTAGTAGTCTCTCTGTTCTGCCATTGCAAACAATGAAGCTTCAACTGTCGGCTTTGACTGTTGTTTTGGTGCATCTTGAGTAAGAACATCTTGAGATGCTCTTGTATCAAATTGCAATCCTTCACGAGTCAACTGGTTTGATCCCATTGGGTCATCGACAGATGTTTTATCTGAGTTCATAATGTACCCTGCATCATAGTTGTAGTTACCTTGTGGCATATTGCCCTCCCTTTAGTTTTGTAGTTGTGATAATTGGTTTCGTATTCGATCTAAAAAAGATTCTTTATATTGTGATGTTGCTTGTGCAACTGGTTTTGCTATTGCTCCAGCTGCTTTTTCATAATCTTGTATCATTGTAGGTGCAATCGGACTAAACTCAGCGAACTTCCCAACTTTAGCAATAGGTTCAGCAAGCTCTTCTCCTACAGAAGGTGTTAGTTTTTCTTTTAAATATTCCTCTGCTTCTGGCATAGAAAAAGCTGGTAATATCGGCATAACTTTATCTGCTACTACACCACTGGTAAGGAGAGCAGCAGATTTTAAAGTCCGTGATCCATATTTGCCCTTAAAAAAATTTGATGCTGTTTTAAGAGCTTCTTTAGTTCCTTTTTTAGCAGTTTCCAAAATTTGTTTTGCTTTTTCGGCTTTCTGTAATTTTTTACCCTCTTGTAATTTTTCTTGAGCTGCAAGAAATTCATCTTGTTTACCTGCTTGTGCAATAGTTTCATCCATTATCTGTGTGTCTAATTTTTTTGACGACAGTTCTTGGTATTTTTCAGCTTGAACAGGATCTACTGTAAACTCAGTGGTAGAAACAGATTTATCAGCAAGTTCTACTCCTTGTAAATCTGGATTCTCATTTATAATTCTTTCTTGAAGATATGGTGGTATATTTTCAAAAACTTTTTTTGTAACTTTATATTTTTTGGTTCGTGAGCTAATAGCTTCTTCTGGTATGCCAACATCTGCTAAATACTGTGCAATAGTAGAATTACCATTTGCTATTGCTTGAACAGAAAAAGCTTTTAGATGGGCTTTTTCCATTTTTATTATGTTTCCTGCTGTAGCAACATACCCACCAACTACAGTTTTATCCCCTCTTAATGTTAAGGCATTTCTCATAACACTACCTCGTTCTACACCTTGTGCATCAAGATTTGACTCGTGCATTTTGCGAACATCTTCTATTGTTAATGTGCCTTCTTTTTTAACCCCCTCAACAGAATACTTAACTTGAATATTTTCTCTTTTAAGAGCCTTATTAATAATTTTTGAATTTGCAGAAATATTTTCAAAAACCAAACCTTCGGTTCTACCACCAATAGCTTGTTTTAAAATATCTAAAACATCTTGTGGAAAATACCCAGCTTTAAGTTTTGGGGGTCTATTTTCTTTTTTAGCTCTAGCTAATTCATCTTTTATTTCTAAACCTACTACTTCCCCAGTTTCAAAATCTATATTTTCTATTCGCAATGATTTAAAATCTGATGGTCTATATCCACCTTGTATCATTGTTAATAGATGATACCCAGCGTTAGGATCAGATTTTACTAAGTTAGTTGCAACTTTTTTAAGAGCTTTGTATGGTTCAAGAGTTTTATAAGCTAAAGGATTTTTTCTTGTAATAGATACATCAAATAATTCTTTTGCTTGACTTTCACCTAAAACTTCTTTTATTAGATTACGAACAGGATTTGTTCCTTTGGGTGGTATATACCCTGCTTCTTTAAATATTTCACCAAAAGATTGAATAAGTGGTTTTACAAACGCATCACTTCCATCATCTAATGTGCGACCTTTTAAAACATTTACAAATTCTTGTGTTATTTTTTTATCGGTGTTTATCTGACCTAAAGTTAAATCAGAAATTCCTAATTCCGTTAAAATATTTTTTACTTTAGGTGCATCTTTTCGTGTCGTGCTATCAATCAATTCACCCAAAGATGTATTGTTTAGAAAATCTTTTCGTAATTCACCAGATTCTGATATTTTCTTTTCAAAATTTTCGTTAAAAACTGCCATTAGTATCCAAACGTACTATTCATTGGTTGATATGTTTGTTCTTTTATGTGTTGTAAACTTTTATGTATTGATGCATGACCACTCATTCTTGTCATAACGAGATAACGCAGGGCATCATATGCATGATCCTCTGCTTTTGTGTCAACATCTTCTGAATTACTTTTAGACAACGGTATCCCTGCTAGTTGTCGAATAGTGTTGTTACATGTATTAAATATACGGATTCTTGGTAACTTTGTCAATGGGTTATCTGCAAGTCGTCTATGTATTTCCATTTTACCCTGCAACCTGTTTCTATCCGAAGGTGTCCAACGCACTCCTAAACGCATCATAGTCTCTGCAATCGAAGGACCAAAGCCTGTTTTGTTCCAACACGATGAGTCAAGAACTGTGTAATGTGGTTTCGGATCAAGTTGTTCTAGTTCCGATATTCTATCGGCTAATTGCTCAGCCGTGTGTTGTTTTACGTAGAGTTCTCGATAGATCCATATATTGTTATCCCAATCTATTGCCCCCCACAAGACACATGATGGACTTGCATATCCATAGTCTGCTGCACGTATTCTGGGCCAGTTAGTTGGTATTTCAAATGGATCAACAACGTGCTTTACTTTTGAGAACTCTGGGAAGGCGGCTCCCTCTGCCACATCCCAATCCCCTTCAAGAAGTCTCTTCCGTTCAACTTCTGGGAGCGATCTGAGCATGGCTTCGTATCGACCATCTTGCATCAGATAGGGATTATCAGTCAACCGTGCTGGAATAAATTTACGGTAGAACAACGGTTGCCTTGCTTTCTCGTGACCCTCTGGATATAGTAATGCTTTGTTTGTTTCTATATCCGTAGCTGGGAAAGCTTCATTTGAAGGATGTGGATCAACATACATCTTCTTAATCCACCATCCCCCAACTCCTCCGGGGTTTCCAGTACAACGCATAGACATATAGGGTCTTAGCTCATCATCTGTTGTACGCAGTCTGGAACGTAGGTAATCCCACACATATGGTGTAGGGTATTGTGTTATCTCATCAATTCCAATCCAGTTAAAAGCCTGTCCTTGAAATCGTGTAACATCTTTATCTCTATCCAGATATGTAAACCACATCGTTGCTCCTGATGGGAACACCCATGTAGATTTTGATTCTCTGAATGTTGCTTTTGGAAAAGCCTTTGTGTATAACTGTCTTGACTTGTCAATCAGTTCTGTCAGTTCATCAAGAGTTCTTCTTAGGAGAAGACCACGATGATTAGGGTTATGACAATAACGGAGAGGATCAACAAGCAAAGCGAAAGACTTGCCCCCTCCTGCAGCCCCACCGTATAACACATCTTCTTCAGAGGAAGATAGAAATTCTTCTTGAGGACCATTGTTAGGTCTAAATATAACTTCCTGATCTTCGACCAGATCAGATACAGGTTGTAACGAATTGAGTTCATCACCCAAGTCCACAACTTTTGAAGTTCCGTTAGTAAGGTTCTTTGCAGTGTTTTCAATACGTTTCGCATTTTGTCTGTGTTTCTGTACTTTCTTTGCCGCCTTTTCTGCTTGTTTTCTTTCGGCTGCAAGTTTTTTACGAGTTGCTCTCTTAGCTCGTTCTAATGATGAAACATTGTAAGATTGTTTCGGAGCGTTTGGATCTTTCTTAGGGCGACCACGTGAGGGCATTAATCAACTATCATGTCTGGTCTACGTGATCTTTTTGTCTCTAAAAATCTTTTCATATGTTCTTTTCTACGTAAATTATCCTGTTGATTTCTAAATTTATTAATTTTTATACCCTCATATGCTCCATAAGCTCCTGCACCTAAAATCATAGCAGCTCCAACACCATAGGCTTTTTCAGCAAGATTCATAGTTTTTTGAATTTTTGTTTCTGTGTCATCACTATTTTTTGCTGGTCGTGGTTGTGCATAAGTATCAGCCATTGACTTCTATTCCCTTCTTCGCTGGTAACAGGACTACTCCATGTAATGCCTGTACATTATGGTTATGTGTCTCTTCTCTGCCTAACCCAACTCTGTTTAACAACGATTCTGCGGCTTTTAAACGCACATCATCCCCTCTTTCTATCTGTGGGCTGTCAATCATGCTAATTAGCCTGTTGGTAGCCTTCACAGAAGCACTGGCGAGTAGGTTTTTTGATCGTTTTATGATCTCATCGGCTAGTTTACTACGTAAATATCCTGCAGAACCCTTTGTGTACCCAGCATTTTCTGCTGCAGCAACCACATGGCCGCCATTTTCAAACAAATTCTGTAGAAATAGTTCTTCTTTTTCAGAAATCTTTGTAGATTTTCTTTTTTCTGGTAGTAAATTCATTATAAACTCGGTAATTATGGTGCGTAGGTCTACGTACTGGATGCAAATTAAGCCTTAAAGTGAGCCAATGTGACATCTTGCACCTATAATACATATATATAATAATAATTTAAAAAAAATTTGTCAAGGGGGTTGACGAAAGTCGTTTCAGACTGTACAATGCAGTTGAACCTGCCGAGGATATATATAGTATACCTAATAAGTTGCCCCAATGCGTTGCATATGGGGCTTTTTTATTGAGTATACTTAGAGAGTTGCAAAGTTTCCCATACATAAAACCCTAAAATATAAAAAATATCCCTAGATTGCTAGCAAGTACTAGAGTACCCCTAGTGACCCTTTGTACCATATAGAGTAAAAAACTTATTATAACCATAGCAAGACAAACTTTCAGACAATATAAAAGATTTGCAACAAGTAAAGCTTGTAATAATAGTTTTCTTTGCGTGTGTGTGTGTGCAAACTTGCATTGACATTTATATTTTCAATACATTTTATTATTATTAGTGTCTTTCAGTGTCTGCAAAAATAACGTTTAAAACATATAAATTAATAAATACAATTAGATGTTATTATTTATTTTAGACATAAAAAAAGCCCCCATAAATTAATATGAGGGCTAGTTTGGGAGAGTATTATTTAAGTATTAGATGAAAAGTATTTATTTCTGTAAACGCTTTCCAATTCATTTATACGATTTTCAACGCTTTCATTTGCAATATATTTATTCGCATTTGATAACCAACATTGAACGCAAACATATAAATCATTTTCGATAACAAACAAGTATCTTTCTTGTTGTTTTCCACAAGCTGAACAACTGCAAATATCTGTTGATCGTGGTGTACTGGTTCGCATCTTAATACTGCCTTTCTGTAGTCTTAACAATAAAGTTTTCGTTATCATCTAATTGATACTCTTTTAACTTTAATTGTTTATTAGATGAACCATAACAAGTAATACCTTGATGTTCTAATAATTCTGTTAATGCATCAATTTGCATCTTTACTGCTCGAACTTGTTGAGCAATTAGATTAAGATCTTTATATTCATAAGCTACCATATTATCCATATAGTCTTTATGTACTTTAATTAATTTTTGCATTTTATAACCCTTTCAAAGTTATTTAAGTTTAATATTAGTTGTTTAAATCAACCAATAAATAAGTATTATTTTTTATTTTGGTTTCTGTCAACTTTTTATTTTCGTTTAAAAATATATTTCTATATCTTCCAGTAGTTGTTGAGTAATCCCATTTATTAATATCTAAATATATTTTTCCTTCATTAGTTCGCATAGCAATTAAACTTCTATACGATTGAAAGTAATGAGCATCTGGAGTGACAATTAGAAATTGGTTGGGTCGATCATTAATATTGTAAACTTTAATTTTTTTTGTTGGTGGTATGTATTCACCTTTTATTTCATAATCATTTTCTTGAATAAGTTCTTTTACTGTTTGATCTATTTCTAGAGTACTTTCAGCAACAAGAGTATTTTCATTATTATAAATTTTGTACATTTTATTTCCTTTCGGTTTTTATTTTGTTTCAGGAACAATAGAACATAAAAAAAAGGGAAAGTAAATATATACGATCCCTTTTTAATTTTATTGTGTTTTAAACTTATCCGAAAATTTGAAATATAATAATTATTAAAACGAATATTATGACAAGCTTATAAATTGCTGAAATAAACTCACCCATTACGCAACCAGTGACAATTCATTCCAAGCATCAGATGACAACAACTTTCTGACTTTTTCCTGTCGTTGAACTTGAACAGTATGTTTTGACTTTGTTTCACCAATACGCTGACTTTTACCATCGACATCGACATATTCTGCGTCAGTGTGGGTTGACCAATAAGTCAGAGCATTATAAGCCGACCACATATTACGACCACAGTCTTGACTTTCTTTTTGAAATACTTGCGTCAAAAAGTTTAATAACTTGTTGTTGACTTTATATTCACTATCGGCAACCAAGCGACTGCCAACACCTCGATCAACTTGACATAGTGTATTTGCTAAAAACGTTGCAAACTCTTGATCTGAAATTGGTGATCGTTTCCAAGCTATCATCTGCTCTTTATTATTATTCCAAGCTGACAGACTTGTATTTGCATTGTTGAGCAAAGCATCGACATTTAAATTTTTACTATGCAAATGTTTTTGTTGATAAGCTTTCTCACCACCAAATACTTGAGTGTTACGACATAGCGATCTATAAGCCCCACTGAATACTTGAAAAGCCCAAGACATATCAACAGAGTTAAAAACATCTAAACGACATTTAACAAGATCATTTTGACCAACATCCATTTTAAGATCATTAAAATGAATTGTGCGACTAGCACGTCTTCCATTCTCATAAACTCGATCAATGACTTCAACATTGTTCAGAGGTAGATCACTGTTATCCTGCAAATGCTTTCCCTGCTTTTCAAATAATTCAGAGTGATTAACAAGCTTGTAAGTATCAGAGATAGGGCGACAGTTTAAAACGTCACCAGTATGCGTTGAAATAAGCCCTCGATACTTTTCAAGTTTTTGCATTGTTCCCATGCCAACACCAAATGGTTTGTCAACAAATAATGGAACTGGTTCAACTGTTCCAACATCTTCAAATAGTTTAATATTGCGTACATCGTCATGTACAAATTCAGTACCATTAGGCAACTGTTTATATCCACAGTCATCTAATGATACATTCCATTTGGGTGGGATGTTAGTCTTAAAAGATATAACATCACCTACCTTATGATCTTTTTCAAAAGCCCTAGCTTTATCAGCTTTATCAATCATTTCTTCTAAATCTATTTGATCAGTCATTTATTTTCCTTTCAATTAACGCTTTGGATACAATGCTTTCAATATCAACATTAGTATCAATTAAAATATCTAGATCATTACCACCAATGAAATCTAATGATGAACTTTCTAGACGTTCACGAATTAATTTAGAAACTTCAACTATAAGTTCATTTTCTAAATTTTCCAATTCTGCTGTAGTGCCAATTATGTCTAACACCTTATTACTATAAATGTTCATAATTATTTATTCCTTTCAATAGTTAATTCTGAAATTGCACGATCAACTTGATCGCTTATTTTATCGTCAAGAGTAGTTGTATCCATATAATCCAACATATCCATTTGAGATAGTTCATCTTGAACAAGACCATATATATCTAATTCATGTGACCAATCCATATTTTCGATATGCTTTTTTACTGCATCTTCAACTACAGTTTTTAATTGATCGTTTATCTGAGTGATCAACTCGTCTGATACTATTTTAACCATTTTAAATCCTTT